AGCTGAGGCTTATTCTCGCAAGCACATGCTGAGACTGGTTCAGACTGGCGATGGCGATCCAGAGACACTTCAACGCGAGCGCATGCGCTATGCCATTGCTGCTTGACGTTCCCCTCAGCATCCACAAGAGCAGACACACCTTTAACGTAATGTCCGTCAGGCACATTAAAACGACCCATAGCCTCTGCTGGCTTTTGTTGGATGCTTTCACTGACCACCTGCCCGTTTCGAACAGTAGAGGAATAGCGGGAGATATCGAAACCGGGGATTGGCTGGACCGGGGAGAAAAGCCCCGCCGCCTTTGCCTTGAATACCCTATCCTGAAGGGTCGAGCGCTTTATTCCCGATGCGCGGGAAGCCGCGATAATCGTGCCGTGTTCTCGTACAAGATCGACGGCTTCTTGAAGAACGTCCGGTGAGAGGGCCATTTACACCCTCGCCATGAGTTCGCAGATAGCCCTGCCCGGAACGACATAGCCGATACCGACAATTGAACGGGTGAAACCACTCGGCGCCAGCATCACGCCGACCGTGATGCCAATCACACGCCCATGCTGGTCAAACACAGGTCCACCGGATTGCCCAGGTACTGTTGCAATGTCTGTTATAACAACGGACTTCCACAGACCTGCTGAACGCTCCTTGCCAGCGATCCGACCATAGACAGTAATGAAGTCCATATTGGACGGATTTCCCTTCGCATAGATCGGATCGCCAACGGATGGAACAGTGCAGGAAAGCCGTGAAGCCTCGACGTGGCGGAGCGGGCCAGACTTGATGAGCGCAATGTCATATCCGGTATTAGACCAGAGAACATCGCCCTTGATCTTTCGCCCATCTGTCAGAAGCAGATTGACAACCGGCGCCTGCCCGACGACATGAGCAGCGCTGACGAAATAGCCGTTTCCGATATACACCGCCGAACCATGGCCTTTGTCGTCAAAGATTTTCGCCACAGACTCAGCACGAATTTCCTCTGCGAACGGTTGCCAGTAAGCAAGCGCCAGCAGAGCGGCAACCGTAATGGCCACCACGATTTTGCAGAACCGCATGTGCGGCCCTCCTATGTGGGAGTGGGGAGGATTATTTCGGCCAGAACTGGCTTATGAAGGGGATAACTTTTGTTGTGATTGCGCCTGCCAGCGCGGCGATTAGGATAAGGGCGAGCTTGGCGCCCTTCGCTTTCGTGAGCAGTTCATACATCTCATCGATCTTGTTCGACTGCTCATCGAACTTTTCTTCGAACGCCTTTAGGCGTTCCTCAAGGCGGATAACGCGGTCGCGTGTGTCTTGCACGGGAGTAGTCATTTAAGCCCCTCCGCTACACCATCGTAGAACTCGGCGCATCGATCAGTGCGGCTGTTCTGGCGCTTCAGGGCTTCGCGCTCGCGCTTCAGCACCGAGCGGGCTTCGCCACCTTCAATCAGTGGCGCATGCGCTTCCTTCTTGCGACAGTCTTCAGGATATGGAGGAAGGGTTATGCCCGCCTGCGCCCTGCCCTGTTCAGTCGCCGCCTTGCGCAATGCATCATTTGCGCATCCACTCAATATCATCGGAATTAAGCAGGCAAGACCGGCCCGCCGCAGCCAGTTTCTTTTCATAGTCCGCAATCTCCTGTTCGGTCTGTTCAATGCGCTCCTGCTCAGCCCTGCGAGCATTGCGGAGTTGTTCCTGATACGATTCGATGACGAGTTGCCCGGCCTTGATCTGGCGGTCACGCTCTGCCAGTTGCACTTCAAGAGCGATCTTCTGGGCTTCGAGAACGTAGCCTTGGCGCGCCTCGCGCTCGATCATCGGGTCATGGATCAGGGCATTGAAGCCGAGCATGAGAACGATACCAGCCGCCAGTCCCGCCCCGATTTTGAGATAATCCAAAAGGAAAAGCATCACTTCAGCCCTTCAAGGCAAAGCTTGCGTTCGTCGGCGCGGCGATTAACAAGCCCTTGAACCACTCGGCCACCAGCACGATTGTAAAGGCTGATTGCATCGCACGCCTTGCGATAGTCTCCAGCGTTGGCGTAGCGGGCAACAGACGAGCGGCAGAACGCTCCCGTGCCGATATTATAACTCAGGGAAAGAAAGGCCACGTACGGCTTGTCTGGAACCTTGTCAGGGCTGGTCAGGCATTTGCGCATGCCTGTCTCGAACTCAACCAGTGCGTTGCCGAGCATCTTCTTGCACTGGTCAAGTGTATAACGGTCGCCAAGCTTAACGCCTCGCGTTTCTCCGAAACAAACCGTTGGCAAGCCATCGGAAAAGCGATCTGGATAGGCGGCAAGCTTCACGCCTTCCCATGCACTCACAAGAGCCACCGCAGCAGCCATCACGACCCCGGACTTCTTCAATCTACTCGCCATCGCGAAATTCCTTCTGGGAGATTAGGCGCATGGCAAAAGCCGCCATCGTTACAAGAACGGACAGCGCTGCAAATGCACCAGTTGGGATGAGATATGCATCACCGATATACGGCAACGCGACTTCAAGGCCGGACAAAATACCGGCGATCAAAAGCAAGCGGATGCTCCAACCATAGCGAAGCACCCGCTTCCAGTCGGAAACGAGTTTCAAAGCTGTTACCTTTCAAAATGAAAGATTGATTGCAGAAATGTGATCGCCCGTGCTATTGGAGCGGCGGACGGGGAGAATTAAGTATGGCGCAGGGCGAAAAGCGCTTTGACCAGATGCGACGGAACCCGAAAGGCGACTGGCGCATTGAAGATGTAGAAGTGGTATGCGCGTGGGCTGGCGTCGAATGCTGCAAGCCTAGCAATGGTTCTCATTATGGTGTTGCACATCCGAGCCAGACTGATATCCTCACCATACCCTTCAAGCGCCCCATTAAGGCGCTGTACATAAAGAAGCTGGTAGATTTCATTGATGCAGTCAAAAGGAGCGAAAAATGAGCGAGCATGATTATCGCATTCATATCGAACCGCTCTCGGAAGAGGATGGCGGCGGTTTTGTCGCGTTTGTGCCAGATCTTCCCGGCTGCATGTCCGATGGCGAAACAGAGCAGGAAGCTTTGAGCAATGTTCTCGAAGCGATCAGCGATTGGCTCGATTGCGCTAAATCCATGAAGCGGCCAATTCCTGAACCAACACGCGAACTGATGTACGCTTAATCCCAACCCCGGCTAGGCCGGGGTTTTTCTTTAGCGGTTTAGATATGGCTGTATTCCAATGGAAAGAAGCCATACCCGCCTTTCCTTTCGGCAAAGAAAAAGCCGCCTCAGTGGGCGGCAGCGTAGGGGTTTATTTACGCCCTTCGGTTGCAATGAATGACCGAGCATCATACAAGCGCGAAATTGCAACTGATTGAGACGACGATGACCCGTGAAGTGAAAACTGCGAAGGACGCCAGAAACGATCAAAAGAACGAAGATGGTTCGTTTCTGCCTTATGACCCTTGGGAAACACGCTTCAAGGATGAAAAAAGGCGGATAGGAACAGCGGAATAGGTTTAGCCAGCGAACGCCGCGTCAACCTGGGCTTCCGTGGTGATTGACCCAGCTTCAATGGCTGCCAGCACTTGCGCCTCGATCCCGTAGCTGTTTCGCACATGAAGACGGACGGCTGCGGCAAGATCGTCCATTTGTTCATTCGTCAGCGGGCGAAACTCACCATCCGCAAACTTCCACGGATCGCCATCGGCGCGCTCGCCTTTTTCGATGGCAACAGCCTCGGCAATGATCTTGCTCTGGCTTTCGCGATCCGAAAGCACCGGCCAGCCGTTCCAGACGGTTCCGCCCACTTCCCGCTCCCATCGCTTGGCAGCGGCATATTCGGCAAGCGTCATGCCGGGATGTTCAGTCTGTGGAATGCCGTCCTCGACTGGCACGGTTTTCATTGGCGGTTCAAGACCAAGCGCTGCATAATGCATCGGATAGCCTTTTTTGCCGATGCGAGCGTTATCAATGACAGTTTCCGTGGCGGGAAAATCAATCTGAAATTTTCCCGCCCTTTTTTCTACAGCCATCATGCATCCTCCTTTTCGAACTCCGGCACGAAGCGGCCATCGCTATCGGTATTCTGATCAAGATCGGATTTGACGAAGGGGTCATTGCGCTCGGCAATCACAACCCACGACACCAGATCGGTGCTGGCTTCATCCTCGCAGATGATTTCAAACGAACCGTCATTGATGACCCCCGGTTTCAATCGCGCGAAACCGTCCTGATTTTGCAGACTGGTCACGACCGCGTTTGTGGTGAGGGCGACGAAAGTGCCAGAGGTCATATTGCTGGCCGCGTCGATGTTGACGGTAGCGCGACCATTCACCAGCTGCACAATGCCGCGGTAGATCAGGTCATAGCGAGGCGCTTCAACGAAGCCGTGTCGGAGATTTCGGTTAAACGGATCGAGCGGGTGATCAATGAGGAATGTACCACCGCCCTTAGAGAGAGTGCCGGTCACACTAACATTACCGACGAAGTAAAATCCTCCAGCAGTTGAATTTACAAATCCCAATATATTAGCGTCACCTGTACCCACGCCGGGGCCTATTTCGCCCACTCTAAGATTGCTACTGTTATTTATGTAAATTCGTGCGCTGTTGGAGATGCCGATTGTCAAAGTGCTAGCGATTTCTGCCGCGCCGTAAGTACGTAATGAGACGCCCCCCACACCGAAGTTAACAATGTTGGTCCCGTTGCGCTTTATGTTGACGCCACCATCCACGCTATCAGAGATATTCGCATTGATGTCATACGAGTTCGTCCCACCAGCCGAGCTGAACTTAAAGTTGGGCGCGAACTTCTTAATTTCCATGTCAAAAGGCAGTGAGTTCAGTGCTTGGCGAGTGCCATCCCCTCGGATGTATTCAGTGGTAGTTCCGGACTCCAGAGAGAGTACTGCCCGGCCCAACGTTCCTAAGTCAATCTGTTCGGCATTGCCGCTACTGTCAGTTGTGAGCGCCTTGTTCGCCGCCAGCGTGAGCGCCGCCAGCTTGCCAAGACTGCCGTTCGGGTCTTGGATGCCAAATGTTGCCGGGTCAGCCAAATCCAACGTGCCGGGTCCGGTGAAGATCGGGACCATGCCATCGGCCCCAACAAGGGCGGCAAAGGCTTCAAGATTTCCGCTGGACAGAAGATCAATCAAAACGCGCACCGCGCCCTGATACCGGCTGCCGTCTGGCTGGAAGCGGATGCGCAGGGGCAAGTCTGTACCAGCAGCAGCCGCAGGACACGGCAGAAACAGAGTGCCGCTGTTCTGGCCGGTTATGGACGCAATAATCAGCACATGGCCGGAAGGCGTGATAATGGCGTCACCAGCCTGAACGGCTGCCGTCTGGAGCGACGAACCCGACGTGGTGAAGTCTGCACTACCGGAGGTGAGCGTCACCGTGCCTATATCGTAATCAGGACGAATAGCCATTACGCGCTCCTCTTGGGCTTCTGAGCGGCTTCAAGGTCATTATTGCGCTGTTCTAACTCTGTGCGGAAAGCTTCGTTCTGAGCTTTAAGGATGGCCATCTGGGCGCGCATACCGGCGATCTCGTTCGCGAGAAGTAATGTTCTATTTTTATAGAACTCATTCAGCGCCATCGCTTCGCTTGCCGCCGCCATCGGATCGATTTGCACGTGCGTAGGCTTCGCCGGTTCATTCACCGTCGTGTCGGTCATGTCGGGTTTTCCTGGATTAAATGAGTACGAAGAAGCGGACGGTTCGCGCCCTACCGTCGATATTGCGAACGCGACAGATGGTATAAGGCTCCCACATCTCGGCGCAATACGTTCCTCGGTTAGCCTGCACCCCGTCGGAGCCTCGCAGCACCACATAAGGGATTGCACCTGTGGGGTTTGGTATGGAGAAGTCCTGGCTGCCAGCGCCGCCGAATGTCACCGTTCCTGAATAGGCGGGGCGCATTGGCTCCATCCCTGGATATAGCGCCATGTTCTCCGGCGAGGCCACAGCGGCGTCATATCCCGGTTTGGATATCTGAAGCCCTGCTGGACTTAGAATAATCCTCCGAGCCATCACAGCAGCCTATTCTTGAACACGATGTACTTGATTTTCAGCGTCTGAGAGAAGGTATACCCGGTGCAGCGCCACCATATTCCGTTAGTCGAAACGGCGCATTTCACATCTACAGGATATCGATCTGTGGCGGCAGATGTATCATTCGGGAATATCACACGGTTATTCAGCCCACCCTCACTGTCAATACAGACAGTGAAGAATACCAAAGGGATGTATCCCAGATCTGGGAAATCAACCTTCAGGAGATAGTCATATCGACCGCCAGCCCCACCGCTCCCATTGTTTATCATCACGTCACCGGCGGGCGCGCCTCTTTGGTGAACCTTCAGATAATCGTTGTCGGATGAGACAATGGCGGGGTCAGCAAGACTGGTTGCGCTATACCCTGGCGGAGATATGCGAAACAGCATTCGCGAGCCAAGTTGCCCCATGAAGATGCGATCTGTCATCCTTCAAAGACCCAGAAACGGTGAATGTAATTGAACGAAGGGTTCGTCTCCAACGACAGCCCATAGATGGATGACGTGCTGATATCGTACCGACCGGTGAGCAGGAATATTCCCTTGGCATTCGATGGTGGCGGGGGAATTGAAGAAATCCCGCCCCACATGCCGCTCATTTGCTGCTTGTCCATATCCACGATCATTAATGCAACGACCGATGGGATGTAGTTCAACGCATACGGGAAATTCACCTGTGTATCCGTCAGGGAGTTCGCCGTAAGCTGGAACTTGATCCCGCCCCCATAAAACCAATCACTGTCGAACGTCTTTTGTGCATCCGGCAATGAAGGTGAAGCATTCTGCCCCGGCTTGCTCGTGATTAGCCGGGGCGGGTTGCCACTTAGATAAATGCGCTGGGCCATGCGTCCTCACGTATTGTCACTGAAGATCAGCGTCTTCGCTGCAAGGTTGAACACGACCTGATTGTCAGGCGACCGAAGAATGCCCGCCGTCACGTCACCGATATTGGCGACCTGAAGGGCCAACCCCCCGGCGATGAAAGTGAGCGGTGCCTGACTGTTCGTCCCATTTGTCACAATGAACTGATCAGCATTGATGACGACACGGCTTTGACCGCTAGTCAGCGCGTCAAGGAATATGGCGGCCTGCGATGTTGAGCCGCCGCCAGACGCCGAGACACTGAGACCGATACGGGCCATTGCCCCAACTGGCGTGGCTTCAACAGTGGTGCGGAACAGCCCTTGTGCCGAGAAGTTACCCACGGTTGCCGTTAGACCTGTCACAGCGTTAGCCGTAGCGGCAAGACCTGTTCCTGGATCATTAATCTGAACCTGCAACAGATCGACGGCGCTGGCGGTCGCTTCAAGGCCAGTCACCGGGTCGTTGACGACGGCTTCAAGACTTTCAATGCGGGTGACGATTGCCGAACCGGGGCCGATGGCGACTTCAATCGCTCTTGTGTAGGAAGCAGTCAGACCTTCGGCGGTAACAGACGCCTCCTCGCGAAGCGTTTTTATCGCTATCAGGTTCGCACTGTCCTGCTCGCTCGCCTGTGCACCGATACGGTCAAGCTCTTCCTGAACATATCGGAAGCTGTCACCGATCCATTGCCAGTTTCGTTGAATGTCTTCGTTCAACTGGTCGATGTCGATTGGATAGATGTCGAGCGGCCCAAGCCGGATATCCAGCATCGTGACCGGTATCCAGTCCGACCATTCGAACGGACGGTTCCCGGCATATGTCGCGTATCGGGCGCGGATTTGATACGACTTCGTGGGAAGTAGCAGCATCCCCGGAGCCACGAGCATCGATCCGACAGAAACCCGTTCGGTGCGGCCCGCGAAGATAACGGACAAATCCCAAGCCGTTCTGATCTCGTACATAACCAGATCGACATCTGGTTGGTCGCCATCCCATCCAAGCAGGATCGCGCACCGGCGGTTGTTTCCGTTGTCGTCCTGCGCCACCGATGCGATGGCCGAGAAATCGACAATGGGCTGCGGCGTCGGGCGGATTGTGCCAATTGGTGCAAAGACCGGCGGCGTGTAATCCGTTTCGGGGTCCCAATCGTAATCGGATGGATCGACTTCCGTCAGGTCCACCACGACATCGAGATTGGCCTTATCCGTCACGCCATCAACGCGCATCAGCTTGTTGGCGTAGCCGTTACGCTCCGATGTCCACGAAATCACATCGCCCGGTTCCAGCGTCCAGTATGACGGAGGAAGCACGAAGGTGTGACGACGGGCGCGGCGGGCCTCATTCAAAGCCGCTTTCATCAAGCGTTGCACCTGACCGGACCGATAGACATAATCCATCGGCACATCGGTCAGCAGGCGTCTATTGCCGTCCTCGGCTTCGAACGTGGGGTTGTGAAGCGGCGGCGCGGCTTTCGTGTTCCAGCCCTCATTCGGTTCTGGATACGTTGCCGTGATCCCGTTGACAGTCTCCGACAGGCCGAAGAACGGCGTGAAGGTCTGCTCCTCGGTCGAAAGAATTTCGTCATCGGTGAAGAATGCCACTGGAGCATCAGGCTCACCGACGCGGATTTTGTAGACACCCGCGCTTTCGATCAAGCGCGCATTGCCGCCGGTCAGTAACTTATCAACCGCATCGCCAATCGCAGTATCGACGGTGATTTCACCACCGGTAACGAACTGCGGCTCCAGACCGTCAGGGCCTTGCACCTGCAAGCGACACTTGTTGACCTGCGCAATCCAGTCGGCGGCAGGTAAACGCGCGCCAGTGACCGTCTGTAGGCCGTACAGCCACGTTCCTTGCTCTATAATCCCGCGAAGCAGGTTATAGACCTGAACTGCAAGCAGATCGTCACCATCGCCTCCCCATGTTGACGGGGTGCTCCAGCGCTGCGGCCCGGAACCGCCTGCCGTGCTGTCCTTCGAGATGTCATAGAGCTTGCGGCCCTGTATCTCGAATTTGAACTGCGGGAAGCCGGTGAACAGTTCCTCATCGATCTGGGCGGTGACGATGGCATAAGCCACGCCCTTGCCAATACGTTTGTTGCTGTATGGGCGCTGAGCGCTCGAAACCGTATTGACAAGGAACGGATCGGCCACGGTCTGGGTGCCGTCATACCACTTGATCCACAGGTGGTTGTCGTCTCCGTCGGTCTCGTATTCTTTGACCGGGAAGCCCCAATCGCCATACGACGTATCATTCGTATCAATGGTGACTGCTTCGCCATTAACCCAAAGACCAGTCAGTTCGCGAATAGGGTGGTCAGCAAGCGCAATCACCTGAGTGAAATAGGCATTCGGCGTCTTGCCGGACTTGCCCCATGTGTTCGCGTAGACCAGTGAGCCAGCCGTGCAGGTGCGCCCGAACACAACAGAACGCGAGACATCGCCGCCAGCCTGAAGCTTGCCCTTTACACCGCCTGCTTCCGGGGTCTTTTCGCCAGACAGAGCACGAGCGGCCAGAGACAAGCCGACGCCCACCGCAATACGCAGCAGAGCGCCACCGAGAGCACCGGACAAAAATGTAGACGACAGCAGACCGCCAACCAGGCCGGTCAAGCCAGTAAAAACAGCCATTGATGTCCTCGGAGAGCGGCTAGAGCCGTTTCAAAAAGTGTCGTTCTTGCGCCGTGAAACCGTGACGCTCGTAAAGTCGTGTCGTGACCGGATCGCCACCCAGACCGACCATATTGACCGCGTGGCAGCCCTTTGACCGCGCCCAAGCCTCATATTCAGCGAGCATCTTCACAGCACCACGGCCCCGATAGGCTAGATCAACCCACCAGACGAGTTCTTGAGCGCAAATCTCTAGGCTGAAGAAGTGCGGTTGGATCGTCGCCGCAAAGATGCCTTGCAGGCCGCCATCCAGTTCAAGAACGAGTGCCAGAGAATTCTCGTCGGATAGAACCCGATCAATCGTCTGGCTGGCCAAGGCCGCACTGAATGCAAGCCGTGCCCCGCTCTCAGCATGAAATCGCTTGACCATCGACAGGATAGCAACCCGGTCGCCATGCAGTGCGCGCCGGATCATTGATTGGCGGCCCTTACGTTTGCACCGATACGCTGTGCTGCTGCCGATGTCACCTTCCCACGCTTCTGTCCCCAGAAGTGCTCCCACTCACCGACCGTCGATGCATCCACGAAGAAATCATCGTCAGGGTCGCGGCGCTTCTGATCCTCGTGGGAGCGGGTTCCTGGGTTGTACCGGGTGAACTCCTGCGAATGGCTGACGCATGTCATCTTGACCGCGCCTTCCTCACCTTCCTTCGGAGTGTTGATCTCGATCTGATCGACATAGCCGATGAAGCGATTGACTGCCGGAGCAACCAATTGCCGCGACACCGGAGAGAACAGGCCGCGATAGACCTCGACTTGTCCCTGTTTCAGATCGTATCCGCGAACGATGTTGTTCACGGCTTCATCGATCTGGTTCATCGTGACATCGATAGTCTGAACCGTCAGGTTGGCGACAAGCGGTATGTCACTGATCTGAATGAGCGTTCCCGATCCTTCGAAGTTTCGCGTCTCGGCAAGCCCAGTATTCGGGTTGAGGACCGGTGCCTGCACGTCGCCCACGTCGGACCAGAAGCCATAGGAGAAGTTCGCCCCGGTCGAACGGTCCCGCGCTACGAGCCAGAGAAAATCCCGCGCAACCAGTTCACGAGCTTGCAGAGCCGCGTAGTTTTCGGCTGAGAGATTTCTCATCGGCTTTCAAACCCTTGGAACGTGATAACTCCCCGGCCCGTCGAAAGGTCGGCTGTGGTGTTGATCGAACCCGGCACAATCGTCATCAAGCAGGACGGCTTAATGAGCGTCACAGCGTCACCAACTGCTGTAGTCGGCCATAGGTGCGGCCTGACTTCGATCTCCGAACCGGACACGTTGACGATCTGGTGAAGGTCGTTCGTTCTGATCTGGAGATAGTCGCCCACGCTGGCGATGTAGCCACCCGGTAGGCCAGAGAGGCCAATTGTGTTCCGGTTCGCTCCGATGCTGCCCACCGTCACCGCAGAAACATTTCCCATGCCCGTACCGTTCGGGTAGGCGATGGGATAACACCGGCTGGTTGGCCTGCCCCGGAACTGCTTCAACCCACCTTCCAGAGCCTTCAACCGCGCCCGCCAAGCGTCCAATTCATTCGGGCGCATTGATCGGGATTGGTATGAAGCCGTCCAGAGAGGCGAGCCGAAGTCCTTGACAAAGGTCTGACCGATGGAAGTTCGGCTTGTTTCCTGCCGATAAGCCAGATCAAAGTCGGTTGACCAGCCCGGAAAATCGGCAAGGATGTCGTAGGGATACGTGATCGCCACTTAGCCTCTCCAGTTCCGGGTTGATTTGGCTTTACGCATGGTTGCGAGCACAGTGGCAGGCAGTTCAGCCTTTTGCCGCTGAAGCTCTGCCGTAAGCTGGGCAAGTCCTGCTTGATCTGCCCCACGTGCATCAATCTGTGGCGCATACGTGAAGTTTCCGCCGCCGCTTGTTGCCGCGCCGCGAAGGTTCGGCAACGTCGGGGCGTTCAGCCTATGGTTCGGGATAACCTGCTCGCCGCCGTTGAACCTGACCAATTCCGGGCCATTCTCGCCAACAACAGCCAAGCCACGCGGTGCGTTGTTGGTTCCCTTGGCGAAACCGGGGATCAGCGAGCCGATATTGTTGAAGATGCCACCGAACAATCCTCCGCCGACACCGTTCGATGATGGCTTAAACAATGCATCGAAGGCGGCATTCAGCAGCATGTCCGATAGCTTGTCGAGGATATTAGCAAGAGCATCACTGAAGCTCTCAGCGCCACGAATAGCCCCAGACATGCTTGACTTGAATGTGCTGTAAAACTCGTCTGCGGCCTGCTCTGCCCTGTCTTGCTGGTCCTGAACCTTCCTAAGTTCTTCAGCCTGTCGAGCGTAGGCGTCAGAAATCTCATCGATCTTTGCCCGTTGTTCAGCGGAAATCGTGATGTTGGAAAGGTCCGTCTGGCCCTTCTTGATCGCCTCGTCACGAAGCTTGGCAAGCGCCTGCTGTTCAAGGTCCAGCGACATGCGCCGCTTTTCCTGCTCCTGGTACGACTTGCCAACAATTTCAGTTTCCAACTGCATCGCGGCAATTCGGTCGCGAACTGCCTGAATGTCGCTGTCAATCATCTGGTCCGTAGACTTTTTGACAGCCTTCTCCTTCTTGGGTTTCTTCCCTTCTTCGGATCGGCGCTTGTCTGCGGCAAGGTTTGCCTGAGCTAATTCCTTAATCTGACCGTCCGTGAGGACAGCCCCGGCCTTTTCAGCGTCCTTGCGCACCTTGGCGATTTCGTTCTCTAGCGCCAATTGATCCTTGGTCAGCAAATTTCGCTTCTGCGCATCCTTGATGAAATCATCGCCCACCTTTTTCATTTCGCGGTAGGCTTCCATGGACTGGTCTTCCAGTTCACGGAAGGATGGGCCTGACGAGTTCATTTGCTTCAAGCGGGCGTCGAGAACATCGATAGCGCCGATGGCTTCGCGAATTTTGGTCAGAAGAGGATCGAACGCATTTGCAACTGCTTTAAAGTCTGGGTTCGCATTCGCTAGCCGCCACAGAGCGTTACGTGTGTCCTCTGCTGATGCGGTGCCGTCTTCAAAAGCCTTTCGGATGTCTGCCAGTTCCTTAAGCTGCTCCTGAGACACGGCGGAAGTATCAGCATTGCGCTCCAGGTGGTCGAACAATTCGACTACTGCAGCGGTAGTATCTTCAATATCCTGACGGGCCAGTACTAGAGCATTAGCTGTCTGCCCCTTGGTTTTCTCATCAATGGCCTGTGTGGCTGCGCCAACAGCTTCCGGCACTTTTTCTGCGGCATCCTTTACCGCTTTCAGCGCCGCCGCGTAGGTTTGAGCGCCATCCGTGGCCGACGAAGCCGAAGATGCGAATAGGGTCAACGCAGTAACGACCGCACCGCCAACAACCAGCCCGACAGGTCCAGCAACTGCCCCAATGCCACCAAGCGCAGTTAGCAGCGCCCCTGCACTTGAAGCGGCGCGCAAGGCACCGACGAACGTCCAGAGCGCCGAAGTTGCCAAGCCTAGAGAGCGAACCATGCCAACAATCGAACGACCGACTAGCGCGCCCGCTATGATCCCGGCGACCTTCAAAACCATATCGGCAGTATGGTCGAAATTGTCAGCCAGCGAGTTCAGCGCCTGAACCAAGCGTTGTGAAGCGTTAAGGCTTTCGTCTGTTTCACCGATGTATTTTGTAAAAGCGTTGTTGACCTTCGTAATACCCTGTTCAATGGTCTGAGTTGCGTTAGCGGCCATCGCCTGAATAGTGGGCAAGCCCTTCAAGAATGCTTGGAAAAACTGCTGACCACTGACTTTCCCATCAGTAACAAGCGTCTTGAGCTTGGAGACGGACCCGCCCGCCGCATCCAAACCATTCGCAACAGCCATCAGAATAGGGCGAGCGCCTTCATTGACGCTGTTAAACTCTTCTGCCTGAACGCGAGCTTGGCCGAGCAGCTGGCCTAACTGCGTCAATGCGCCCGATGCCTGTGATGCGCTAGTGCCTGCCACGCGCAGCGCAACCGCAACGCCATCGGAAAATTTGAGCATGTCGGCTTGGCTTGCACCAAGATTATCCGACGCCTGAGCCGCTTTGCCGTACAGATCGGTCAGCGCCGTTATAGGTGCGGCATTCGCCTGCGCAGATTGATAAAGCTGGTCCAGAACCTTCTTCTGTTCGTCCCCGACGACGCCAGCGACCGCAAGGCTATTCTTGGCTGAGGTCCACGCGTCTGCATATCGCAGGATTTCCCGCGTACCTAGGGCCGCACCGATACCGCCCAAGGGCGCTACAAGACCGCTGAACGACCGCGCAAAGATAGCATCCAGATTTTTGTTCATCTGGCGAGCGCGCTTTTCGATGGCATTGAACTGGCGGTTCGTAATGCCGTTAGCCCTTGCCATGCTGCGCTCGAAGCTCTTGAAGTCAGCGGAAAGCTGAACCACGAGCGTTTCAAGATCAGTTGCCATCGTGCGATTTGTCCTGTTAAACAAAAAAAACCCGCACAGCAGCGGGTTAAGTGTAGGGGGATATATGAGCGTTCAAAGATACAGACTTACACCGCTCGGCTGGTTAGGAGCGGCATTATTCGTACTACCAACTCCAATTGCGGCTTGGATTTCTTCACCTGCTAGGCTTTCGCCGGGTGAGGCCATGTTCAAAAAGACGTTGGCCGAGGTTAGCGGTACGATCCCGTACGAGGGTCCATCTTTGTTTGTCGTGACGTTGCTGGCTACTTTTACCCTCGTTGGACTGGTCATGTTGTTTATTGGGCGTGAGTTGCACGACGTTTAATCGGGGGAACCATGAGAAGTCTCATACTGCTATCCGCGTGTTCATTTCTGGCAGGATGTATGTCTGCGAATGTAAGCATGTACCCAATAGAGGGGCCTTACTCGAAAACAACACCGCTACCAGTCGTTAAAGCAACGGCAATCGGCGTTGAAAACAACAGCGGTCCAATAAAGGCCACCCTGCCAGACGGTCAGATTTGTCAGGGAACGTGGTCATCAGTTGCGCCACAAACTGGGCAAGTGAGCACTGGAGCTTTGTTTACGCAATATGGTGCCGTATTTGGCTCCACGGTGTCGCGGGGCATCTTGCCCGGTGTCAACAAAGGTCAAGCCTTCATGACTTGCAACAGAGGAACCACCGTTGAAGCCGAGTACTATACTGGCAGCGGCACCGCGAATGGATACGGTATCGCCAAAGACAGTAACGGCAACGTATTCAAGATGCTGTTCTAATTGGAACGCGCCCTACGGGCGCTCTCCACTATATCCCCAGCCAATCCGCCAGATCGTCTTTCTCCTTAGCACTCAGCCCGCCATCATCTGGTGAATTGGCTTTGATATAGCCATCTAGCGCGGCGAAATATTTCCACATGGACATGCGGTCAACTTCTTCCGGGCTAAACCCAGCTGCTGCACCGCTTCCGTAGACTGCGGCAAATCGGAACTTGCCGTTCGGGAGATCGTCTAACTGTTCTCCGTCTGACTTGCCGCGTCCTGCTCCCCCACCCTTTCCTCCGGCGCGCCCATCAGGCCAGCGGATAGCACGGCTTGCGCAATCATGACGCTTTCGATAGGGGGCCGAGCTTCGACATATTCGCGAACCAGTTTAAGGGCATCGTGTGGAGCCATACCGCCTCCAATCAGTCCGTAACGGATCGTTTCGCGAATATCGTTCATTTTCCAAGCGCCATTCATGAGGCGCTCCAGAATGACGTATGGCCCAGCATCGCAAGCTTCCTGCAATGAGGCCAACTGGCCCCATGCGAGACGGAAACGCTGCTCGCCGGGGCCGAAGTCTAGTTCAATTGACGCATCGCGGCTCATTAGCTGCCTGCCGGAGTGGTTACACGAACCATTTCGCCATCAGACTGCATCGTCACGTTGAGCGTGGCGCGCTGACCGTTCTGGGCACCGGCCTCAAGGCTTTCGATGTGCATAAGGCCAGTCCAGGTGATGGTCTTAGCGGAAAATTCCCATTCCACCTTCACCGGAATGCTGTCGATGCTTTCGAATGCTTCCAGCCAGGTATCCACGCTCTCGGATGCGAGGACGCCTTCACCGCTGACGGTCATGGAAAGACTGGTTGCGTCGCGCCCGGTCCAATCCACCTTGTCGGGATCGTCGCAGTCCGGCACATTGATTTCTTCCAATCCCTTGTTCAGCGTGATCGAGCGCTGAGTAAAGCCGCATGGTGCAGCGTAGACGATGGGCGTGGCGTCGTTACCGATAAGAACTCGGAATTTTCCGCCCTTGATAGTAGTGGCTTGTGCCATGGGGTTTCTCCATTTGACAAAGAAAAACCCGCCACAAAGGGCGGGTGGTTGCAGAACTGAATTTTCGGTATTTTACGGTTGCTCTACGAACGCTTCGAAGGTCATAGCGCCGTGAGAGGTTAAGCCATCAGGGTCTCGAAAGACCCGACTTATGCGATGGTTGAACGTCACCAATGCGTTGTCCGCGAGCAATATTCCGCCTTCTGGAAGAGCCTTGCGAACAGCGTCAACAATCCTCCGACACTCTGGAAATCCGACCGCTCTCGACCAGACATCCAGTTGCATCGTGACTTCAAAACCGTCGATACAGTCCGCATCGTCGCTTATCTCATCCGATGGGCCGAACGACACATAAGGAAATGTGGGGCTTTCCGGCACCCGGTCATAAATGCGACCGCCGATCAACGCAGTTAGCTCTGGTGACGCTTTCAGCAGGGTAACAATCTGTCCTTGAAGCTCGTAGGTTGGCGAAGTCATAGCGATGCTGCCTTCTTTGCGGCCCGCGTTATCGAGCGCCGGACACGACTTTGCGCCTTCTTTTTGTTGGCGCGGTATGATGGGAAGAAATACGGCCTAGCAGACATCTTCTGAGTGCCAAACTCAATCCATCTGGCGTAATACGCCTCACTATTACCGGCGTAGATCGTGATCGTCAGATCGGTTGCTAGTTTTGACGCAAACACCTTTCCGAGTGTCATTGCACCACGCGGAACCTTTCCATAAGTCCACCCGATGCTATTGCGAAGCTCGCCAGTATCTTCAGGAACAAGGTTCTTAGCTAGCTCCACGATCTCATCAGCGGACTGTTCCAGCGCCTTTTTAATCTCGTCCTTAGCTATCTGAGGCATCGCGTTCAGCTTCTTTTGAAGCTTCGCCAGCCCGATTATCCGTGCTCCCGTTGCCATCTGATTTCCTCGGCGTCTTGGCTTTCGTGGCTGCGCCTTTTGCAACAGCAGTTTGTGCGCATGGCGTCGTTACGTTCCCTTTGAAACCAGCCGGATAGGCAATGGTGATCTGCGGCTTCGGCTTCCAATCGAAATCTTCGGTAAACTCTACCCAAGGCATGACATCACCCCGTCGCTACGCCACTTTCGCACGTGAGCGCGATAAACTGGCGGTTAACTTCGTGCTCTATATCTCTGATATTGAACGATTTTCCGGTGCGCACATCTCGAAGCATCCAGTCCGTGGAAATCATCCGAGTGTTGGACGAGTTGCGGACCCGGATGACCTGGGTGTGCTTGCCTTGAAGGCGGGCGGCCATAACAGCTTCGGACCCGCGAAGGTGGATGTATTCGCCTCTGGTCTGGAACTGCTCGACCCATTCTTGGCCGACCGTGTTGCCCATGCCGTCGTCAACGTTTTCGCGTTTCAGCAGCGCGACCTGATAATGAAGCTGGCCCGATCCTGCTTTTGCCATGGTCACACCTTTGGACGCCGGAACGGCCAGATAAGCGCCTCATAGGCTGGGTTGCTGTCGATGCGCGGGCCTTCCGGGTCGCCCCGGTACGAGTACATCAAGCCGACATGCATAAGGATTGCGGCCTTGAGAGACGCCGGAACTTCCTGCGCGGGAACGCCAGCCGTGTATTCAATCGTCACCGCGTCAGGACGAGACACAGTAGCGGGCCAAGAATTGCCATAAGTGAGCGTGACACTCGTTCCGCATATGTAATCCAGCGTCTTGTAGGAGGCCGTGGGAACGGTCTGCTCTTCATTGTCGGTGTCGAAGTACTTCACCGCTACAACGCTAGCCACGGGGCCATTACGGAGCCGCAGGAAGCTATCGAACGAGCAAAAGGACTGCTTCCACGTCTGAGTGACAAGCGACATGTTCAGCGTTCGCTCCAGATGGTCGGTAGCAGCCTGAACAAAGCGCGTGATCTGATCATCATCATCGGTGAACCCGGAAACGATCAGATGCTGGCGCGCTTCATCCAAGGACACCGGCGTCTCTGCTGGCGCTTGTGTGCGGACTGGAAGCAGCATCGGTTATTCGCCCTTATTCTTGTCAGATGCGCCTTCGGCCTTGTTCTTGTGCTTCGGCTCGGCTTTCTCTTGAAGGACGCCGTTTTTCACGAGGTGCGCGACATCATTTGGCGATGCAGTGCGCACTTCACCGGGCCGGTAGAACTTGTCGCCCTGATGCTGTCGTTTGACATCGTATTCCATTGCTCTCTCCTTCGGTTCAAGAAACGGGCGGCGCTATCCGCCCGTCGATTTGAGCCGAACTTAGCCACCAGAAGGCGCGTTCACATCGCCGTAGATGAACGCTTCTGGACGATAGACGGCCAGAGCAAGACGCTCTTCTGCGAGGATGGTGACGAGGTTCTTGATGAAGTCGTCTTCGTTCTCGGTTGCTACTTCGACGCGAGCCTGCCAGCGGTCGAAAATCTGCGCACCCAGCTTGAATGCACCGGTGAGGAACTTGCCTGCGGCCATGGCCTGGGTCGTGACAACCGGCAGACCCCAGAGGGTCGGAGCAATCGTTCCCTGCGGGTTGCCGATGATGTAACGGCCCTGGGTGTCCTTCAGGAGTTCGATCGAAGTCCAGTCAATCGGGCTGAGAACGTGACCCGTTGCCGGATATTCAGCCAGAGCGGCCTGAAGCATCGCCACACGAAGGCGGTCAATACCGGTCACAGTGGCGGGCATGGTCGTGCCAGCCGGGACCGCAAAGGCCGTTGCCTGCGGGATGATGCCGAGCAGGTTCTGGCCGGTGCCATCGCCATTGAGAAGCTGGTTCTCTTCGACATAGGCCAGACCGTACAGCAGACGCTGATCAATGATCGAGCGCAGCTGGGCGATGTCAGACAGCACCTGACGGGATGCCTTCATCCAGTGAGCGATGACCTTGGCAGAGGTCGTGATCAGTTCAAACTGAATGTCAGAACCGGGCTTTGCAGCACCTTCAGCCACCGGAGCGGCGTTGTTGTTGAAGCCCTTTTCCTTGACGTATTCCAGCGAGCCGCCGTCCATCTGGCCCTGCGAAAGCAGATCGCGGATGGTGAGACGGCGCTGGGGCAGTTCAAGGATGCCCGGAAGGCGCGTGGTCTGGATTGCAGCGCCAACGGAACCGGCGGCGTTCGTGGTTGCCGTGGTCAGCGTGGCCTTGGTCTGAATGTCGATGCGACCGCGAGGGTTCGCCTGACCGAGAAATTCCTTGACCTTGTCGTTCTCAACGAACTGTTCGCCAATGGACTTTTCACGGTCGCCTTCGCCGCCGGAACGGGCCGCCTTCTGCTCGAACTCGTCAAGGCGGGCCTTGAGTTCGTTCATGGCGAGCAGATTTTCGTCGGCCTTTTCCTTCAGGCCTTCGCTGAGGTCGCCGTTCTTCTTGGCTTCCGCCACGGCCTTTTCAGCGATTTCCTTCACGGTATCGAACTTCTTCTCGAAGTCAGCCTTGACCTCCAGAGCAAGCTGCTCTGCTGTTTTAACTTCACTCATGGGAATGTCCTTTCTGGACAAAGAGGTTTGGATTTAACCGCGCAACGCAGTCAGGAAGGCGGTTGCGTCATCTGCCTTTTCGCCCTCTGGCTCACCCAGAGCGGCCTTCGCATAGCCAACAGAGGCAATCTGTGTAGCCATGCTTTTTGGAACCCCTGCCTCACGCAAGATGTCCTCAAACTCTTTGATCGGCATGGGATCGCCATCGCGCAGACGGCGGGCGAACTCTTCCATGCGTTCGGATTTCACTGCCTCGATACGGGCGCGGCGGTTGGCCGGGAAAGACACTGGCGAGATTTCGCGCAGGTCCAATTCCTCCAGGTTGCGCACATTGCCGTCTGGCGTTGCCTTGATCTCGCGGTAGCCGATGGACAGCCCGCCGATGGCGTTGGCTTTCATGAGTGCGTGGACCTCGCGGGCCTTCTGCACTTCCATGATAAGGCGACCCTTGCCCCAGAGGCCCTTTGCGTCTTCGGCAAGGTCTTCCCAGATGCCAATCGGCTCATTCGGGTTGTGCTGCCACAACATGAGGACGTTGGTTCCCTCACGCTTATGCTTGGCAAGGCTCCCGGCAAAAGCCCCCGGCATGACGCGCTCGCCGTAGCTGTCCACGTTGCCATTGACCGAGCCGTAACCCGTAAAGGTGCCGTCTTCCGACAGGTCTTTAACCTGTAGGGCAAAGTCTTTGGTTTTCATCGAGATTTATTCCTCGTTGTCGGTCTGACGTGGCGTCAGTTCTCGGTCTTCACCAGCATCGGTGATCGGAACATTCTGCATCTGCATGCGCGGGACATCACCGCCTTCAACCGGCGGGTAGTTTTCCAAAGACCTGACCTCATTGATGGTCATGGCCCCGATAGCGGTCATCTGCTGGTAGAACTTCGCCCTGCCGCCGCTGTCGCCGCGCAGAAGCCCTTCCTGGTTAAATTCGATGATGATCCCGGCGGCTTTGTCCGCTGGCGTCAGCAACTGCTTTTCGAGCGCCTGTTCGATGCGCTTCAGACGACGGCGAAGTGTGAACTTCTGGAATGCAAGGGTCTGCTGTTCAATGCCCGATCCCCAACTGGTCGATTTCGACGTATGGCCGACCATGTGAGGCGGGACACCGAAGAACCGGCAGATTTCCTCCACAGAGAAGGCCCGCGTTTCCAGCATCTGGGCATCTTCTGGCGTAATCGTCAGTTGCTGCCATTCCGTGCCGCCTTCAAGGACGATTGGCTTGCCAGCATTCCCGCTGCCGATCTTCGCAGCAAGTTTCTGTTCTGCGACCTCGCGCTGCTCTTCTGTCAGCCATTTCTCAAACTTCAGTACGCCAGATGGGCGAAGTCCATTCTGGAACATCGAACCCGCCGATTTGTCAGCGGCTTGAGCCAGCCCAAACACCCGACGCCCGAAGTACAGCGTGGAAGCCCCACCGAGAGGATTGCCGCCAAACCCACGGATATGCAGGATTTCGCGGTCCGTCGCTTCGTTTGCTTTTCCGTCCTCGGTCCATCGATAGACCAGACTGCCATCCGTCTTCTTCTGAACGCTCATGAGCGCCGGAAGAATAGGAGTGAGAACCTTCACCTTCTTGTCAGACCGAGTGACCCGTGCGTAAGCGTTGCCCCAAAGCTCCACGGAAGCAGCCATGAAATCCCAGAAATCAACTGCTGTCTGGTCGTAGTTCGGGCTGTCGTGCAGAACGTTGTAGAGCGGGTGATCGCTTGCAGGCTCACGCGATCCGTCAGTGTTGGTCCGGTATACCATCAAAGGCAGTGACGAAATCGTGCCGGAAATCAGGTTAACACACGCCCAGACAGCCGAAAGCGCCAGAACATTGCGTTCCGTGATGATCTCGCCCGCACCGCCGATGCTGTCCGCTGGGTACCAAGCGTCCGGCTCACGAACGGTCAGGTTCCGCTTCACAGGCGTGTCGCCAACGAAACCATTCAGCATCTTTCGCAATAGGTTCACGCTGCACCTGCCAAGCTCTTGAAGTAATCGTCTATGCCGTCATATTCGGCCTCTTGCTGGATGAACCAACCGAGAGACATAATGAGCGCTACCGCTCCGTCGATCTTGTTCTGGGGCATTTCCTTGCGCGGATAGACGTTCTCTTTCGCGTCGTAATGCCCGACCACGTTGCCGATCATCCAGTTCATCACTGCATTGCCGGTATGATGGATGCGGCCTTCGCGCATAAGAGCATCAAGCGTCTTTGTCGCCTCGCTCATGGTTGCCACAGTCTGCCGGTATTCCTCCGCTGGCATTCCGTCCCGCTTGAGGTTCTGGATCATTTGCTGGGCCTGCCAAGGATCGGTAGCAACCGCCTGCAAGTTCAAGCCGGGCGCTTCTGCCCGAATGTCATCCTCAATGATGCTGAAATCGATTGTCTCACCAGCAGTCGCGGTAATATCACCCTGCAACTCCCAGCCGCGATACATCGGATGACGATCTTCATCAATTGCAACCCGTGGTAGGTAAAAACGCGGGAAAATATAGTAATGTGCCTTCCCATCTATCAACCTGCGGTATGTATTCACGCGGGCCGCAATATCGATCTTGCTGGCGAGATCGAGGCCGATGACGCATTCATCTTCGGTAAAATCTGCCTCATCCAGCGTCCGATCTTCGCATTTCCGCCACCATTCGGTGTCGAACAGCGCCGAATTGGCATCAACCCACACATTCAGGTGCTTGGTGAGGTAATTCGCCCTCGCCGTCGCAACCTGCCGGGCCTTTGCTGCCGTTTGCATGACAATCTTTGGATCGACCGAGACGCCCCAGTTCGGATTGGCCTTGCGCAAAGTCTCCTCTGAAAAGGGATCGTCGCCCTCATCAATGGTGTAAATGATCCCGAATACCGCTTCCGCCGCCTCACCGCTGACGTGACCGGCCAGAACGTCAAGGACGAACTTGCGCACCTCGTAGCAGATACCATGCTTGTTGCTGCCTGCCGTGGTGATCATCCAGAGCATCGACTGAGGACGCTTGCCAAGGCCGGTTTCCAGCACGTCGTAGACATCGCGGTTCTTGTGAGCGTGAAGCTCGTCCACAATCGCCAGATGGATATTTAGACCATCCAGCGTGTGGCCTTCTGCCGACAGCGCCTTGAAAGCACTGGAGGATTTCAACTGCACAATTGCTTGCGCCGTCACGTCCACACCGAAGCGATTGCGGTATCCTGGCATCTTGCGAGCCATGGCTTGCGCATCTCGGAATACGATACGGGCCTGATCGCGGGTTGTAGCCGCCGAATAGACTTCGGCACCTGCTTCGCCATCCAGCGCCAGCATGTAGAGACCCACCGGAGACGAGAAAGACGACTTGCCGTTACCTCTGGGAACCTCGACATACACCCGGCGAAACCGCCTGTTGCCCTCAGCGTCAACCCAGCCGAATGCCGTGCTCAGGACGAATACCTGCCACGGCTCCAGTATCATGAGATCGCCACGGGATGCGGCAGGCCCCTTGATATGCGGGCAAAGCTCGACAAACCGGCACACCCGATCAGCCCGAACAGCATCGAAATGATACCCGGCTGGCGGATTATCCAGATCATTCAACTGTCTTGCACATGCCTGATAGACATACTTGCAAGCCGGTATTGCGCCCGAAACCACGCCGCGAGCGTATTGATGCGCCTTCTGCGAATAGTTCAATGCGCCCTACCGTCAAATTCTGCGAATGGATCGTCTTCCTCGCCCTCGTGGGGCTGGTAAACCTTCGTTCTGTCCACTGGCGTTGCACCAAGTGAGGAAAGCGCCATGCGGTAATTACCGAAGAAGCTGGCAGGCAGTTGAGCGGTATTCCCGTCCATGATGTGCGCTCTCATCAATGAGACGATTTCCACCGCGCCCCGATCCTCGAAGGTCAGCCATGGCAATTCGTCTGCGAATGTGGCCCACGCCTTTTTTGCCGTCTTTGGCAGGTAATCCGGGGCCTTCCCCAGCCCTCGGCCTGACGTTATTGGTTCACTGCGGGGCTTAAACCGGCCAGGATTTACCTTGTCAGCGCCCGTCAGCGCCGCTTTCGCAGTCGGCGTTCGCGGTCGTGCCATTTCAGCCCTTTGCCTTTTTTTGAATTGCAGATGCGTGTTCTGTCT